TTATAAGAATGTGTATTTTAACGAGATTTTGATGAATTATTGTTGCTTAATCCAATAAGTTTACCTCTATGATATTGCTAAAATTACCATTGAAATAAATTATAGCTTACTCCAGCACCTACATAAAAACCTCCGGGGTAGCCATAACCTACTTGTAACCCTAATCCCCACCGCTTTTTCTTCGACTTGACAACCACTGGATGGTAGATGTCATTCGTCACCGTCTGATACACAGTCTTCGGATACAACACCATACTATCCAGCCGAGGATCTACATATCCACTTACCACAGCACGATACGAGCTGTCTGCATATACCACTTGCTTACGATGGAGCAGCGTATCGCCTATCCTTGTCGTATCACCCGGCACGAAACGCCAGAACACAGCCATCGGCGCAGAGATAAGCATCGTATCTACCCTGACAACCGTCTTAATCTTCGTCTCTACACGAACTTCTGCCGGAGGCTCATGCAAACGAAACCAAGCCGCCACACAAGCAATTGCCAGCAATACAACCAATATCCACGGTAACTTTTTCATTCCTCAAACCTTAAATCGTTAATCCGATTCATCCACCCCCGTTTGAATTTATTGTTCGCCGGACGCTTGCGGCATATATCTTCGATGAAGTCGAACCGTGCAATCTTAATCATGTCGAACAACTCACGCGGGTTCCTGGCATTCACCGCAGCAATGGTCTTGGGTCCTACTATGCCATCCACAGTAACACCAAGCAAGCGTTGAGGTATCTTTATTCCATGCGTACCGGATGCCCACACCCAATCGACAAGGATATTTGCTACGGACTGGCTTGTTATCAAATCTGCCTTCCATCTGTCCCAATAATGCGGCTTGAGCACCCGTTTAACGACATCCTCACGGGTAAGCAGATGCAGGTCATCCACGTCTATATCACCGTCACCGTCCTTGTCATAGCCGCATGACTTCCACGTACCGATAGTCACACCCATATTCGTAGCACCTCCAAGGTCTGCCGGGTCATTCACGAAACCGCCTTCCCATTTGAGAATCCACGGCGCTAATTTATACACATTCGCCATTCTTATTTTCCTCCTTGATTTTTGGTTTTACATAAAAATACAATATATTTGCAAACGCCTTTGTTTAAACTTTAAGTTGTGTAGTATTAAGGGAAAGGGAGTCGTTGTGAAACACCTTCCTTTCCGCGAATCAGTAGCCGTTTTGCGGTTCTCTGTCACCGCATTTCTTCCTCTCACACCGTTTAAGCGCCAGTTCCAGTTTCAGGTCAGAATTAGTCTCCTTCAGTGTAAACAATTCATCCTGCACCTTACGGAGCCGGTCTGTCTGCTCCACAAATCGCTGTTCCTTCTCCGAAAGCTGCTTCTGCAGGAACTCGTTGTACTCCCGTAATGCCTTGAACTCCTCGGCATCAGCATGCGCGTCCTCAATACGCGCGTTGGTCTTACGGGACATCCACCACTTGATAAGCTGCTTTATGCCCTCGATACCACCGAGGGCGGTCATCAACATAATCCAATCATTCACTCCCATTCCTTCAAGTCTAACAGTTGATACAAATTATAAACACTCCCACATAAGCACAAGCAAACGCAGCCAACTCTGCCCAGAACAGCCATTTCCGGTATTTCAATATGAAAAGTCCGGCAATCGGGAATGCAATGGTCGGCAGATACCACATCCCGGCAAAACATACCCAGAGAATTGTGGCCAACCCCGAGGCGACAGTACCCACATAGTGAACTTTACTTTGGAACTCCTCTTTGAACAGCGGTGCCGTCCCTACGAACATCAGCCCTCCACAAGCCAGGAAAGCAAGAAACTGAAAGCTCTCATTGGAGCAATCAATCCATACCGGTATAAGCAGCATGGCAGGAACAACCATCGCCGCCTGAAACAGCCACGCCGGGCGGTTCCGTTTCTTCAGTTGATAGTAGGTGTCAGAGAGAGACCAGGACACTCCGCACACTCTCACCGCATACATTATGTACATAGTGAGCAAAAACAGCGACATAAAATATAAGTAAATCATAAGCCATCAATTTAAAGGTTGAACACTAATTTTTCAGGATAACCAAAAGTGTAATCATACGCTCCGACCTCCTCTTTCGTAGCAAGTCCCATAACCACAGCCAGATGTTCCTGCGTGACATTATAGCATTCCAAGGCATACAGTTCCAGTGCGGCCAGCATCTGCAAGGCAAGAGGAATGGGGATTACATACTTCACGGTATCATACCACAGCACGGTTGTCTCCTTACCCACAGCCTGCTCGATAGTAATTGAGTTCACCAGTCCTACCCGCGTATCCTTGTCAAGCCACATCCGCTTACCACCAAGCGTAAAGGAATTCACGGCATCGGACCCGTCGTAAACAGCAATTTCATTGACCTTCGCGCTCTTCACACCCTCCAAAGTCGGCTCATAGGGAGGGATTAATTCACATTCAAGAATTTCCTTTGCAGACGCTGCCGGATGGGTTTCATAAAATGCTTTTTGTTCCGCATTCAACGGTACCCAGGCTCCATTCAGGTAATCCTCATAGGTTGTACCCACTTCATAGTTTCCGTCCAGTTCAAAATCAAGACGGACAACTTTCTCCTCTGAATAAATATGTATATATTGCATTATTGTTAAAGCCTATTTTTATTCATTATGATAAATCGGTAATTCGCTCTAATACCTGATGTAAGCGGTGCCGTATTTATTTCAGTAAATGAGCCCAGATAATCCGAAGATTTGAACATACGATACGGAGAAGAACTTTCCTGTGCTATCGCATACTTTCCGTCAGACGACAGCCCCAAAGCAAAGCTATTGCCAATAACGGAATGCTTCAATGCCCAGGTTTTTCCGTAATCGGCGGATATACGTGCACCGGAATAAGAGTACCCTCCCTCTATAACCATATATTTCCCGTCATAGGATATGGCCAATGTACGGGCAGAGAAACTCGAATCGGTAATTTTAGTCCACGTCTTCCCATAATCCCCGGAATAATAGGCATAGTATAACTTTGATGAACTCTCCCTGTTGCAGCAACACAACATGTATTTGCCGTCACCGGAAATGGCAATCTTTGTGATAGGCCCCCTGAATATTTCACTGCTGAAAGTTTCTCCATAATCGGAAGATATAAACAGCTCATGGGTAGTATAATAGGGAGAATTTGACGCATATGCCACTACGTATCTGCCGGAATGGGACATTTCCACCCCCATGAGAGGCACGGTATTGTCTTTTAATCCATTGGAGACCCGCCATGTCTTCCCATAATCCCCGGAAAGCATCAAATCATATTTGTTATTGCTATTCTGACACACAACAGCGACCAGATTCCCCCTGCCGTTGCAGGCTATCGAGTATACGGAATAGCAATTATCAGGCTTGAAAGGTTCTGCCGTCTCCAGAAAATCCGTAGAACGCAATAATCCCACATTTGCCATATAGCACGAGCAATAGATATGCCTGCCGTCTCCGGACATGGCAATCCTCGTTCTATCGTTGCTGAAAAAGTATTCGTTTACATTAGGAAGGTCGGAAGGTTGTCTTCTGGTCCATGTCATTCCACAATCCTTGGAAATATCTATTAAGGCTCTACTGTCGGAGAATGCAATCACATACTGACCGTCCTTTATATTATTGCTTCGTCTTTTTAATACACTCATAAACCTTAGTCCCTTGTTTTTACGGATATTGAATAGGCGCCAGCGGCATAGCACCAGATACTAATCTCAAAGATATCTCCAGCGGAAACACTGATTGAAGTACCGGACATCGAAGTGAACGCGCCGGTATTGGGTATCGGCTGTGTGAATGCCGCCGATGCGACGCAGCGGATATACAAGTCATTGCCCACTGACATTCCGGAAGCAAGGCTGATGTTCGTGGCAGAACCCAACCTTGCAGTGATACTTCTCTTGGAAATTGGCAGGGAGGCCAGTGTCGTGACCGTATTCGCACCGGTGACTGTCGGGTCACCGACACCTTGCGGCCCTTGTGGTCCTTGCGCACCAGTCGCCCCTTTAGGTCCAGTAGCTCCGGTAGCACCCGTAGCGCCTTTTGCTCCGGTAGCACCCTTCAGGTTCTTGAAAGCAAAGGAAAAGGTTCTGGCCAATGCGGTACCACCGAGAGAAACGGTCACGGAGGGCGTACCGATGTTGGCGTCAACCGTAGCAGTAGCACCGGTAATACTGGCACTTGCACCTGCTGCACCAGTAGCACCGGTAGCGCCTTTTGCACCCGTATCACCTTTGTCTCCTTTATCGCCCTTTGGACCTTGTATTCCTTGTGCACCAGTGGCGCCTTTTGCACCAGCAGGACCGGTAGCACCAGTATCACCTTTTACTCCTTGCGGTCCTGTGGCACCGGTATCACCTTTCATGCCCTGTGGACCTTGTACGCCTTGAGGACCTTGCGCTCCCGTATCCCCCTTCTCGCCTTTATCGCCCTTTGGACCTTGCAATTGTCCTTGACTTTGCCAATCACCGTTATACCAGGCATAATATGTATAAGGCAATGCAGTTCCAACGGAATAGAAACCAGTGATGTTTGCCCCGTCAGGTACAGCAGTCTTTAAGGCATCAAGCGTATCGTAACGTCCAAGAAGGGTGAATGTATCTCCCGGCTTGCCTTTCACATAGATATCCGTCTTAACGTATTCTTTAGCGCTCTTATCCCATTGGTATACATAGTGGTCTGCACCGATGTAGGTAGGATGTTCTGCCGTATCAGTAGCATTCGCAGTAGCCGTCTCCGATTCCTGCTTGAGGGCAGCAAATTCAGTGACACGGGTACTTTCAGCATTTACACGGCCACTTTCAGCATTTACGCGTCCGGTTTCGGCTGTTTGGCGGTTAGTTTCCGCACTATTACGTGTATCCTCAGCAGTGCTTCGGGCATTCTCAGCAGTAACGCGCTTACCTTCTGCTGTAGCACGACCGGTTTCAGCATTGACACGACCCGTTTCGGCTGTCTGTCGGGTTGACTCTGCGTTGGCCCGCACTGTCTCAGCATTTTTACGTTCCTCCTCGGCGCTGACACGTTTACCTTCGGCAGTAACACGGCCGGTTTCGGCAGTTGCCCGTCCGGTCTCAGACGTCTGTCGGACCGCTTCAGCTTTGCCTCGCTCTGTCTCTGCCGTTTTCCTGAGACCTTCGGCTGTCACACGTTCCTTTTCGGCATTGATACGCGTAGTTTCAGCAGATGCGCGGGTACTTTCAGATGAAGCACGCTTTGTCTCAGCCGTTTCACGGGATTTCTCAGCTTCCTTGCGTGCGTTCTCCACTATGACACGCTCCGCTTCGGCTTTGCGCACTTCCTCAGCAGCTTCCTCAGCAGGGGCAGACAGCAACTCAAGCGGTGCCTCGACCACCGATTCTTCCATACCGGCAAGACGGAGGGCGGGCAGGCTCACGATATCGGCCAGCGAATCGACAATCTCCACATCGCCCACACCTTGGGAGCCGACAAGAAGGGCTTTCTTCACCTCCTCTACAAGCTGGTTGAACTGATTTGATTCCAATACCATAATTTTCAGAATTGATTTAAGATGGCTGGATGACGTTCAGTTGGTTAATTACCGCACGTTTCACGGCAGCTATGAGCCGCGAGTTCTTCACCACAAGTTCAAGAGCCTTGCAATACTGTTCCGGGATTTCCACCGCATCTTTCGAGTAGTAGATTTCCCGTGCCAGGTCTTCAAAGCCTATATCCAGAAGGATACTTCCGTTGTACATCATTTCATTGCCGACCGTTTCGGCTACGTCGAAGGTCTGCTTGGCGCCTTCGAATGAGGTCTGGGCCTCGATTTTCTTAAAGTTGATTTTCATACTTTCTATTTTAATTATTCTATATACTCATCCATGACAGATACCAATTCCCCAAAACCCGTTTTATCACATGCCATTCACGCCCGTTGATATTCGTCCTGGAAGAGTTCGCGAACGTACCGGAAGGAAAACTGATGGTATTCCCGTTCGGCATTATCCATATCTCATGCCCGTCAGAAGAGGACGGAAGGGATATAGTACAGTTGCCGTAAAAAAGCAGTGTGTGGTCGGTCGCCTTAATGCTGTACCTTGTAACCGAAGAGAGTATCACGTCAGTATTCCGGTATACACCTTGCGTCTTCAGCGGCCCGGCAATTTCCAGAGTCCCGGAGGACGGAGCATACATCTTCCCCACTATCACATCACCACCGAAATAGCTCTCGCCGGAAGATACGTGTATGGCCCTATTGCGCCCCGGAATGGTTGCAGAGATGGTTACCACCCCTTTGACTGTGCCCGCTTCCATAGTCTGGTAGGGCCTTATCAGGATGCTATTGGCTCCTCCGTCCGACGCTATCGCATGCAGATAGTAGCTCTTGCTGAGTTCGAATTGCGTAGTGCTATCTGTAAGGTCGGTCACGAACGCTCTCGAGTTGGTGGATATACCGTTACCATGCAGATACAGATAGTCACCTATCCGGCCGCTGGAGGCGTTTATCTTTCCGTTTACGGTGATGCCGTTCAATATGGCGTTGGCACCGGAAATATTTCCTTTCAACGTAAGATTATTGGCTGTGATATCGTTAAGCGTGGCATTGGCACCGGATATGGTACCTTTCAGGGTAAGGTTGTTCGCGGTGATATCGTTCAAGACAGCATCCCTGCCCGTTATACTCCCTTTCAAGGTAAGATTATTGGCGGTGATATCATTCAGTGTAGCCCCCGCCCCGGTAATGTTGCCCTTCAACGTAAGGTTATTGGCAGTAATGTCGTTCAGGATGGCGTCAATACCTGAGATATTGCCTTTTAATGTCAGATTATTAGCTGTGATGCCGTTCAGCGTAGCATCCGTGCCCGTTATGCTGCCCTTTAGAGTCAGGTTGTTTGCCGTGATGTCGTTCATCGTCACACGCCCGTTTGTATCGACCACGAAACTGCCGTTGATGATGGTCTTTCCCATAAAGTTTATCCGGTCAGCCTCGATTGTAGCATTGGATATCAGCCTGCCCGCTTCGCCTTCGGTGATGAACGCGCTGATTTGAGCACGCCTGACGATATCACCGTTGGGGTCGACCTTTTCCGCAAACATGGTGGCGATATTGCTCTCCGTCACTAAACCGGCTTTGTCGATATTGGTAATGTTACCTTTGGAATCGAAGGTTATCTTCTGCACGAACTGGTCTATACGGCTGGCCGTCTGGCTGATGGCTGAGGTATGCTGTTCCACGGTACCCTTCAGGCTGTTTGTGGCGGTCACCATACTTTCTATCTTCTCGGCAGTCACATGAAAGCTGCCTGCATGGGCGAACAGCTTGCCGTCCAGGTCAGAGACGGACGCACTGAAGTCTGCACGAAGACCGCGGGCCGATATGTCAATAGCAGACTTATATGCTTCGGTGATTCCAGTCTCAAGGCCTACAAGACCGGACGTGAATTCAGCTTTCAGACCACGGGCGGAGATGTCGATAGCAGAGGTGTATTCTTGCGTTATACGACTCTCAGTATTCGTCAGGTCCTCCGTGAACTTCGCTTCAAGGTTGCGCGCGGTAAGCAGGAATTCACTGTGATACTCTTCAAGCTTGCCTGCCGTGCTTCTGATTTCGTCAAGGTTCGCCTGAATCTTCTTGTCTGTAAGTTCAAAACGCATATTGAATTCCTCGCGCAAGTCAGCAAGAGCATCATCGGTTAGCGTAAGTGCATACAAGTACATGTCACCGGTAAAAGACATGTGGAAATCACCGGTTCCGTTCCACTTACCGGTTATCTCCATCTGTTTGAATTCAGTACTGGGATATAGGTCCTTAGAAAAGGAAATCGGGGTGTATTCCTCAAAACCTTCTTTGTTCTCGTTCTTGAAATGGAAGGCAAGAGTGCCGGGGCGCTTCACCAGATACTTGAAAGAGATAGTGAACTGCCGGGGGCGTTTGAGTTCGTCGAAGGTCTCAAAATCCGGATGGCGGTAAAAGTCTGAGTTGACCTGCTCGATATAGCTGTTCTTAAGGCGTAGCACATTCTTTGCGCGTTCGCTTACTATATCGGCGAAAGATTCCTTGTTCGCATAGAAGTTACTGTTGAAGTACAGCAGCCGACCGTCAACTCGGAAGATGCGTATGTTGCTGCTACCGGTCCAGTACTGCATGTCAGCGGCAAAAGACGCATTGTTAAGGTAGTTGTTCAGGGCATTGATTTCATCACGCACGGATGAGATTTCAGACTTGATAAGTCCTTCAATGACAGTGAACATTGTCAGGATGTCCTCACCGGCCATCGTAAGGAATCGCCCTTTGATTTCTACTCCACCTTCCGGAGTGTACTTGATGTAAGTGCTTTCATCACGGGCACCGATATAGGAAGTACCGTACACCTTCATGTAGGCGTGCCCGGTGGATTTGTCAACACCGAAGGAGATTACATCTTTCCCCGTTAGGTTGAAGTCGTCAATGCCGGTGTAGAAAGTAATGGACGGGGATGTCTCGTTGGTAGACGATAGCACGATTGCGCTTTGAAGGTCTACATCTGTACGGTGCCCCAATCCTATAATATCATCACCTGCTTGTGGAGCATCGCTACCTTCATCACAGATGGTCTTGGATAAGTCAATATAGTCACGTCCCACAGCCATGACCTCACGCCAATAGTAGCGGTTGGAGGCGTTCAGGGTAGTCCCTTCGACGATGTTGCACTCCTTTGCTTGCGCCAGCGAGCCTACACTAAATTCGTTGGCTATCGCTTCACCTTCCTGCTCGGCAAGGAAATAGCAGCGGTAGGCATCTTCCAGTTCCTCCACGCGGATGCACTTCATACCGGCATGGGTGATTATCTGTTCACCGCCTACATGGGTGGCTTTCTTAACCTGCAGTTCTTCAAAGACGGCCTTTATCTTCACATACAGACGGTCAACGACAGCTTGGGAAGTACCGTCTTCACGGACGGTAATACCACTGCCATTCTTGCCAATCAAAAGGCCTTTTAAGAATGTGATAACCTCCTCCGCTACGTCGCTTGCATCCTTTCTCAAGAACATTCTTAGGGTACGTAAAGCAGAGAATACATTGAAGTTGCTTGCGGCCGTAGCGTCGTTGGTCTTGATGACATAGATGTTGCTTCCTCCCGAACCGGTGAAGGTCTGTCCCTTAAAAGTCAACTCTTCGACTTGCGTTTCAATATCGGAAAGGCGGGAATAGGCGGTGCTTTCGCCAATCGTATACTGCGGGGAATCGTAAGGCTTGTCGAGGTTGATTTCAAAGCCGATGACACGGGACAAGCGCCCGTCCTTGAAGTAGGCAGGATTGACAAGGTTGATGCGCTGTCCTATGTCAAAGCTGTGATTTATTGGGTCTTTGTGTACCCAGATGGAGTTGAGCGTAGCCGTATAGGTGCCGTCGTCGATGCAGGTCTTTGCCACGTACTTCTTTGCAGTGGCAAGCAGTTCCTCTTCGGCAGCAGCCACCAGCCCAAGTTCGGTTATCTTCTCGGCATTCCAACCAGACAGTACATACTTGTCACCTTTTGAAGGGAACAACACTTCATCCGGCAAGGAACGGCCGTAGTCTTCATTCTGTACAATCTCCCAAAGCTGGGCATCAGGATTCCATGTGCCGTCGTCGTTCTTTTCGGTCAAACCAAGAGGATTAAAAGCTACGCCGAACTCCATGCCGTTGAGCTTACCGGACTCGAACTTGATTTTGAGTTCCTGACCCTCAAGAATGTATTCCTTCGAGAAGCTTATTCCGGTATCAGTAAAACGGTAGAAGGTAGCTTTAGTATTCGTGCCATCCTCGTTGTTCACCTCACTTTCATAAGAGCTTACATCGGTAATCTCCCCTACCCGCTTCGGATATATGTCGTCGAATACAACAACTGCTTCGATAGCTTCCAAATCGCTCAACCCCTCGCGGGCGTCTACGTATGGAGTACCTGCCGGAAGCATAAGGCGCTTCTGAACGATGCCATTAACGACGGCACTCTGGTCTATCGGGCGATAGTTGGTAGGGATGTTGCGCGTTGAACCGAACGCATAGATTCTTGTGGCATAAGTACCTTTGCTGTCGCTTCTACTGATGTCTTTAGCCTCCTTCCCAAGCTCAATCGTGACGGCATCCGAGAACTCACAGCGTCCGAAGTTGATTACATGGTCCGTTACCCAACAGTCACAGCCCCATTTCTCTGCCATGCTAAACATGGCGTCAATGAGGTTCATGTTCTCATAAGTCATCAGCTTTGATGAGTTCTCTACACTGCTGTCAATGGAAAACGTGAAATCCTTTCCTCCATAAGTATAACCAAGAGCTTTCAAATTGCGAAGGAATACACCCATCTGGACATCCAGTGAAGCGGTAAGGGACCAGGACGCTTCCAGTCCTCCGTACTCCGGGGTGTACTTGAATATCTTTGTTTTCCACTTGAAATAGTAAGCGTCAAAACGAAGTTCATAGGAGTAGCCTCCGTTCTTGTAGGTCGGATAGGGAATATCTACAATCTGATAGATTTTTGCTAATTTACCGCCCATGGAGGCATCGAGTACCCCACGCAGGTCAACGTAATCACCTACTTGGAAATCGACTGGGGACAGAGTATTAAAAGGTAGTACGACATAGTCCTCTTTCATTAAAGAGAACTTGCCTTTTGCACCGGGATTGATACCAGTTGAAAAGCAGGTATTGCCTTGTATGTCCTTAATATCTATCATGTAAACAAAGGTCGGACATAAAAAAAAGAAGCCCTAAAAATTAGAGCTTCCATACACGACAATGAATTTAATGTCGTAAATTTCTAGCCTACAACACGGTTAGATGGATTATACTCACAGAATTTGGCTGATATTTTCCCAAATGTTCGGTCTAAGCTTTGGGCATAAGCAACGCTCTTTCCTAAATATAGCAAATGATAAATATCACTACTGTTCTCAGGAATCTGAATATCAATTTTACCTTTGTAAAGTTCTTCATAAAAAGCTGTTCTCTTTGCCTGATAATCGGCAGGAGAATCACCTTCTACTGTAAAAACAAGAGTTAACTCACGCTCATCAAGCTTGGGGTTATCCATAAGAACTTGTTTCCCATGTTCCAAGCGTGATTTATTCTCTATAAACTCTTTCAGAGGTACCGGTGCTCCCAGTACATCAAGAAAGTTATCTCCCATTCTAACACCCCACTCTTTTAGGGCTTCTCTTCCGTTTATTATTAATTCTGCCATAACTATTATAGATTCTTTATATCCTGCTTGATATCATTTGTATTATCGAGTATTCGCGGACTATTCTTGGCAAGAATAACAGAGTTTTCAAGTATATCTCTACGGTCCATGTTACCTTCTACTTGGAATGTTCTCATTTCATCTACGATTCTTTCCATATTGGAGACTTTATCGGTCAATGCCTTTATGTCCTCTGTCGGGAAAACAATATGTACCTGCGACTGATAGCCGCTCGCTATTGTCTCTTTGGCTCTATCTGCGAAATTAGGAGTTCCAGATAACAAAGTTGGGACATCCTCGCTTCTAAGATTGAGCAATGAAAGTTTGCCATTGATGGATGAAAGTAAACCGGTCTGTTGAATGGACTGGTTCTTTATTTCTTCCCCGGCAACCTGCAAAGCTGTAAAACGTCCGTTAAGTTCTTCGCCGGTATCTTGTGACATGGCTTCAAAACCCTTACTACTCGCCTGCTGTGAAAACATGGTTCCAAAGAACTGGTTGATGGCATCAACTTCTTTCTTCATGTCGTCAACCATCGTCTGTTTCATGGAGTCGAGGAGCTGCTTTTCTTCGGAAGTCAGGTCGTCATCTCCCATGGCCTTTTTCCACTCATTGTACCACTTCTGCATCTGTGGTTTGAAGTTCTCCACATACATGGCCTTAATCAAAGCCTTGCGCATGTATTCGCTCATGTCATCGGAAATATCCTCCGCTGTGGCCTCTATATCGTACAAGGAATTCAGAATACCATCAGAGAACGACTCCCATTCCTGCTCAGCTTCATTACGGGCGTTCTCCGCTTCCTGGGCGGCTTCTTCCGCACGGTTGATGGCTCCCGTATCAAGAGTGGGGAAAAGCTTGTTAGCCGCATCCACAATGTCGACACCGGCTTTCTGAATTTCGGCTATCATCTTGTCCAGAGTCTTGCGCTCGGCCGTATCAATGGCACCGTCTTTCATAAATTCGGTATATTTGTCATACCAGGCCTGAATCTGAGGCTGGAGCTGGGCAGTAAACATGGAATCCACCAAGGCATTGCGCATATATTGATAGATATTGTCGGCTATGTCCTCGGCGGTAGCTTCTGCGTCATAGAGCACACTCTTGATACTGTCGGAGAAAGAGTTGAACGCTTTCCTTACCTCCTCTCCAGAGTCTTTCCACGCGTCACTGATTTCCCCGGCAGCATCGGCAACCTCCTTGCTCAATTCGTCAATGTCATTCTTGATATTGGCACGTTCTTCATCGGTTACAAGTCCATCCTCCGAGTATTCCTTCCATTTCTCCCAGATAGCTTTGATACGTGGTTCATATTGCTCGATATACATGGATTCGATAAGTTCCTTGCGCATGGATTCGGAGATATTCTTGGCAACGGCTTCGGCTGTTACCTCGGCATTGGTAAGAGAGTTCAATATGCCATCGGAGAAGGACTTGAATTCCTCTTCAAGTTCCTTCTTCATGTTACTCTCAGTAATGCCAAGAGTATCAGAAAGAATGTCTTTGGCGGCTACGATGTCATTAGCCAACTTTTCAGCTTCGCTTCTCAGTGTATTACGTTCAGCATCGGTTATATCGCCGTCAGACATGGCTTTCTGAACCCGTTTATAAAACTCTTCTATCTGTGGTTGGAAGGTATCGGCAAACATCTTCTCAACCATTTGTTGACGGATGTACTCGAAGATATTGTCTGTTATGTCTTCGGCGGTGGCTTCGATGGAAGACATGGCAGACTTGACGTTATCAACAAACGACTGCAGGTCTTCGGCGTTCTTCAGCTTGTCAGCAAACAAACTATTAACGTCCTCTACGCCCTTCATCATCTGCTCAATGTATTGGTCAATCCGAGAGCCGATTTGTACCATGTCACTCTCGGACAATCCGTCTTTGGAAAGCCCTTCAAAGGTCTTGTACAACTCTTCCATCTTGCTCTTGTACTCCTTTTCATACAGAGCGTTAATCATTGCTTGACGGAAGTAATCATAGATATTGTCAGAAACATCCTTGGCTGTCACATCAAGGGAAGTAAGAGAATCCTGCATGCTACCGATGAAGTTCTCATAATTATCCGTGCTACTGTCGATATCCTCTTTGGTCCATCCGAAAATTTCCGCAAGCTTGTCACGTTCGGCAAGTGCGGAACCGGCGATTGCGTCATACTGCTTCCGAAGAGCCTCCATCTCCTCCTTCGTAATGCCTCCTTGGTCTTTATTGGCCTGGGCAAAGGCATCGTACCACGTTTGAAGGTCCTCGGTAAATTTGTTTCCTACCATTGTGGTAAGTACAGCACGCTGCATATATTCGCTGAAACTGTCAGAAAAGTCTTTCGCGGAACTGCCCATATCCATGAGAGTATCCACAAAACTGTCGAAAACGCTATCGAACGTTGTCTGTGTCAGTTGTTCACTAATCTGGTTCTGAATATCCTCAATCCTTTCCTCTCCATCTATAATGCCGTTCAAATATTCTTGCACGTCACCGTCCATCTTCGCCCAGAAGGCAGGAGCTTCGGATTTAAGTTTCTCCAATTGCTCAACAGTGAGGTCAAACAGTCCGGTCATTCTTCCGGTCCCGATAAACTCTTTGGCGGCATTGACTGACATGTCGAGTGCGTCGGCAATGTCCTGCCAGTCGCTTGACGAGGTGTTCTTTGCCATCCGCTTGCCAATGGAATGGGAACCTGCGGATGCACCGGAATTAAGGCGCTCTTTTCCCAGTAGGCGATATGCCTCAATTTGCTTTTCAACAAGGCCAAGCGCCTCTTCTCCTACCTTGTCTACCTCCATGCCGTAGGAAATGCTGATGTATTCCTGCTTCTTGTCTATCAGTTCATCCCATATCTCATTGAGCCTGGTGTACTCCTCAACCATCTCGTTATAATGGGAATAATCGGCACCGAACATCCCGTCCAATGCGGACACTACAGAGGAAATTCCAGAAACCGCACTCATTGCGCCTCCGACAATATCACCCGACATGATTTGCCCGACCCCGGATGCCGTTTGTCCTAAGCCGCCAAGCGCATCAATGGCACTTGTTATCTTACTGTCGTCAAATCCGAATATGTCGGCGATACTTGAGCCAAACTCATTCAATGCAGGGGCAAAAGACGTCACAGTATTTCCTATATCGGTGATTCCTTGACCGATTTTCTTGGAATCGTTGCCACCCTTTTTTATGGCTTCTATCCCTTTCTCCAAGTCAGAGACGAAAGCCTGCCACGGTGATTTGCCTTTCAGCTCATCCTTTAGCCCTCTGATTGCATCTGTTACGTCCTTTATGGAGATTTCACCCTTTTCTATCTTTTCAATGTCCTTATCAGTGAATCCGAGTGCTTTCAATTCGTCAAGTGTAACATTTGTTCCGTCACTTTCCTTTGTACCAGACATGTACTTGACAAGTGTTTCATACTTATCAATGATGGACTGAATAGCGGAAACGGACTTATTGCTGGTATCTTCAAAGAGGTCTGCCATCGCCTTTGTGGAGTGACCGAACTGTTCATCAAGCTGTTCAAGAGCCTTGTTCTTTTGGGCTACCTTGGAAGCGTACTCCGGGCTGTCGGTTTGCAGTTTGACTATCTCGTCATTGTATTTCTGTACAAGGTTCTTGCGCTTCTCCTGATAGTTTCCGTACTCAATGAAGTATTCCTGCCATGCTTTTTTGTCGGCTTCAAGTTTGGCTTTACTTGTTGAATCAATATCGCTTTCTCTTTTTTTAGCGGCATTAGAAGCCCATGTGCCAAGTTTCTCCTCTTGTTTATCTGTCAGTTTTCCACCTTGCTCCGTTTCCCAATCCTTGCGCTGTTTTTTAATAGCATCCAGTTCTTTTCGATAGTCCAAGTCAATCTGAGCCAGCTTCTTTTCAGTACCATCCTCCATGAGGTTGATTTCATCCTGCTGGTTTTTCCGACGAATGGAAAGGAGTTGTTCGGCAAGCAGTTCTTGCTGTTTGAGTTGCTTGGCGGCTTCTTTCTTGGCTTGATTTTCCTGCTTAGTCAACGAGCTTCCAGTAATTCCTCCTAAGTCTTTATATTTCTTTTCGGCAGCTTCCATCTTGCCTTTGGCATCTTTCACCTGCTCCGATGTAGCTTCTTGGTCTTTAAGTAATACTTCATAACCTTTCTTTGCCTTTTCCCAATCGGCTTTAGCTGCTGCAAGGTCTTGTTGGTAAGTAGTCTTATTCTTTTCGGTTTCAATACGGGTTTGTTTTGTTGATTTAGCCGTATCTATAAGATTTTTAATGTCTTTTACCTCATAAATTGCTTCATCAGACAAAGAACCTTCCACGTCAATTGGAAGTTTCATCTTTACTTTTCCATTCCCATCTTTTCCTTTGATTCGTTTTTCAAGTTCAGAAATATATTCGTCAAACTTGCTAATATCAACATCTTTCAAGCTTGATATGAATTGCTCTGATATACCCTTTCCTCTCTCAACAAGAAATTCGTCTCTGTAAAAACGAAGTTCCTTTAGTTTGCTAATTTCCTGCTGGGTTAGTTTCCCACCATTAATTTGTTTTGCGGAAAGTGTGTTTTCATAATCAGAAACCGCTTTATTAGCTGCTTCAAAATCTTTTGCAACTCTTTCTCCGGCTCGTTTTGAATCTTCCTCGGCAATCTGCCTTTTAAGTTCAAGAATATCCGCTAACTTGATGCTCTCTATGTCGTACTGGGAGAATATCTTCGGGTATTCCTTGCGTAATTCTGCCAAACTTTGCCCACGTTGCAAATCAGCCAAAGCAATATCACGAGAGCTTTGAATAAGACCCTCTATTTTTTGTTTACGTTCTTTCTCTTGTTTTGCCGACTCTTCTTGTTTCTTGTTGAAACGCTCTTGTGCCTTTTCAGCAATGGATGTATTATCTGCCAATGTCCACATAGCAATCCCAAGAGAAACTATGGCAGTTCCAGCTAATACATAAGGATTCATTGCGAGAACTTTGTTATATGTAGCTTGAGCAACAGTAGCAGCTTTGGTTGCTGCAACCTTTCCCCATATAGCCTTTGTAAATCCTTGCTCAACAATGGAGTTCACCAATAGCCCAGTTCTATAAACACCATATATTGAAACGAGAGCCAATACACTTTGCCCTATAACTTCGTAGTTCTTAACTACAGTATCAGCAACAGATATACTTCCTGAAATCAAATTTTGATTAGCAAGTCCTATCTCAGCCAAAGCAGTAGTTATTGTATCTTCAAAGTTTGACATTTGTCCCTCAATAGTCTTTGCAATAGCTTCCGTAGAGCCTTCAACGCCTTTCATTGAGCCAAATTGTTCAACGGCTTTCATTACAGATTCAACTGTTCGGTCACATTCAACTGTCATATCACGGAACGAAAGCTTAACTTTATTCCCTTCTGTTTGAACACGAACACCGAACTCTTTCCAACGCTCTGGATTATTTATATCAAGTATCGCCTCTGTTAGCTGGTCGAAAGGTTTTGCTACTGTATTGGTAAAATCTCCCATTTTTTTCATGGCATCCATCGAAGGAGTGATACCACGATTGACGAATTTTATAAAATCATCCGTCAGTTCATCAAGTTGGAAGTTTGTTTTTGCGGCAAAGCTATTTATGTCAGATAGATATGCTTTTGCTTTTTCGGAACTACCATTCAGAGCATTAGTTAATACAGATTCATACTTTTGAAACATTCCAGCTGTTGATACTACATTTGAAGCAACTTGTTTCAACATTGCAATTCCACCAATAGCAGCAAGTGTCTTCTTGAATGAGACTCCTACACCTTCATTAACGGTAACAACAGCCTTGCTTTCATCCTTGAACAAAGCGTATTCATCCTTTAGAGCTTTGGTAGATAATCTTGCAAGAGCTTGTTGTGATTGTAATTCACCAAGAGCATACTTTTGTTCTCCTAATGCTGCCTTTGCACGGTTTAATTCATCTGATAAAGATTGTCTTTTAGGGTCGTACTTTCCTAATTTCTTATATTGTTCTGTAAGCATTGAAACATCATTCTGTGTCTCACGTATGATGTCTTTTTGTTTAATGATCTCTTCGGATAAGGAATTGACAGCTTTTTCGCCATCGTATATACCTTTTTTGAATCCCGTTTCCATCTCTGCTCCAGCTTTAGCGGCATTAGTTACCAACTCATCCAACCTTTGATTAGATGCAGCAAGTTGAACATTTAAAGCCTTGAAAGCAGCAGGAGACTGCGTGCCATCCATGCTCATTAACTCCTGCTTTAATTTTGCAATTTCATTACGAAGTCTTACAACTTCTTCCCAGTCACTACCTACCTTAAAATATAATTTCGCCATATCTATTTCTTTTTCCTACGATTAGCCAATTCCTTACCACTGATTCTATTCACTTTTTGACCACCATATACTGCGTGTAATTTATCCCGTTGCATCATCAGCAAATTCCGATAAGGGATAACCTCAAACACTTCTGTATAACTCAGATGAAGCGTGTCAATCAAATGGGCTATCTGCCCGAAGAACGTTGCGTTTCCTACTGTTTCGGTCTTGCTGCCAGCATCGACACGTTCCTCATCGAGCTGACACACTGAAAAGCCGAAATATCCATCATAGAGAAACAGACTTCCAAGGCATCTTTGACTTCTTCAAAAGTGCCGTTCTCCAATTCTTTGACCAAACTATCATTCCCGCAGATGAAGCATGAAATACCTTTCAGCATATCTTCAGTAGCTTTAGGAAGCTCTTTAATAGCCTCCATGATATTATCTCCTCGCAGGGCGATATTGGAAAAATGATGAATGGCACGACAGATAACTTTAATTGTAGGCGGTTTGATGGTATAAACGATTCCACCTATCCCTACATTTTTAAAATCCAGCCCTAATAGGGCATCAGAAACCGTTTTTGCTGCTTGATTATTCATAACATTAAATTAAAAAGGCGGTGAGCAACCACCCACCGCCATCTGAAAACAATCCTTTTACTGAAAAATTATCAACCTTCCGGCACTACAACTTCCGATTCGTCAAACCACTTTTCGGAAGCCAATCCATCTACACCTGTGGAAAGGGGAACGGCCGAAACAGCCAATCCGACAGCCTTATCGGTATTAGAGCCACGGGCATTGATAGCCGCTTTCGGAAACACAACATAAACTCCGTCTTTGGTTTTACCAATCACACATTTATGAATAGGCTTATACTTGCCTCTTTCCCAATTCTTTTCTGTGGCTTTACCACCTTGTAAATCAGCCTTTGTAGCATAATCATACTCACCAATGGTGAAGTTGATTTTCACCTCACCCGGTTCAGACGTTTCCCGATAGTACTCACCAGTCAAAGCGTTTTTGTAACGAGTTACACTTGCCTCTGCTTCTTCGTATTGATACGTGTCACCATGCACATTCTTGACCCGCTTCGTTGCTGCGTTTTTCAAGATGGTGGCTACTTCTGCGCCTGTTAATCCGGCAGCTGGAGTAGTAACCGTTTTAATCGGTTCTGCATAATACAGTTCGTCAATTTCTACTGCTGTAATCATATCATTTTACATTTAATACATTAAACAAAATTCTCACATTCACATAATGACACTTCAAAGCTGTGTCCGCTTCTGTACCGATAGAATCAATAGAGTAACGATATGTCATACCATCATAGGTGCTTACTACATCATCAAACAGCTTGCCAGCCTTTCTTTCAAGTTCGTTAAGCCGGATTGTGTTCGCTTCATTCTCGCTTAAATTGGGTACACATAGATTCACTTCTGCGAAAGATTTCTTCCAATAAGTTCCCGGCTGTTGTTTCTTCGTGTGGATGACAATCCTTTCGGACTTCAATTCACCCGTCAGCGTTTCTCCTGCTGGTACTATGTCTATTCCGAAAATCTTGCAGTTCCGGTAGAGGATGTTTCCTATGTCGGTGGTTACTATCATCGTTCAAATCTATCTTTCAATCTTTTTTCTGTCCTTATCGCTGCACTTCCTGCAACTTCAAATCCTTTGGATTCCACGAATGAAGCATAATCAGCTTCATTTTTCAACGTTAAACCAGACTTATCAGCTTCATATCTGTTTGATGCTCTCAAATGTCCTGTTCGGTCTGTAAAACTTCCGGTTTTCTTGGCATCTTCAACAAAAGCCTCTCCTTCTTCCTCCATACCTGAAAGAACCTCCGATTCTCCCTCATTGAAGAACTCGTCTATATCCGAAAAATCAAAATCTACTCCAGCCATATCACCCTGTATGGGAAATAGTTTGTTTCCAAAGGGCTTTTAGCAACTCCTTCAGCTCTTATGCTTCCATCGGCATTCAAACAACGAACCTCTGCACCTGCTTCAACCTTTGACGGCTTGTCAAAGACTACCTTGTACTTGAAATCATACAAAGCACCATTGATAGATACTTTCTTTTCCGCACTCACATCATCACAACGGCATCTGCATATATCCTGCCAGCTCTCACCACCTGTGCCGGGAATAGGTCTGCCGAACTCATCCTTATCCATCGGGGTGATAACCTTAACCTGCAATATGTGGGGAGCGAATATCATAAGAAAGTCACTTTAGGTTTGTTACTCAGTTCGTCTTTCAAACCGTACTGTTTGCACAGCCATGAGTACAATTTCATTAGGCTATCAACATAATTAGACCAAGACACAGAAAATCCGCTTTCGCTGACCGAAGATGGATTTTGTATCATCCACGGAATTTGCTTTGCACAAGCGACCTCTAATCTTGCCCGATTTTCCTCGGCAAAAGGTTCTTCACCATCCAATCCCGTTCTTGAAAGTATATTTTCAACTACAAGATTAGACGGGGTGCTCTTATCAAATACGCTTAGTACAAACTCCTTGTTACTCATGGCTGCTATCATTCAATATGGTGTAATCAGTTTACTATATGCGGTATAGCTATAATGCGTACAATGTTTAGATTTATAGATGTATCTGAACGGACATTTGGGAACATTAATTCGTATCCCTTGAATAGCCGCTTCCTCTTTCATCGAACACATCATAGCCGGGTTATTTGCAACCAAGAAGACGGGGGGTGTCATGGTCAGTACAACACAATCAGCCGGAACCGTTTCCAAAGTGATAAACTGAATATCCGGCAGACCAACATCAACCGATGGATTCACGTATTCACACTTAGGAGATTCCACACTTGATGCCTGCACGCTCAACGAAACCAAAGACATCATTAAAAAGCCACACATGGCAAAAATAAAATTCTTCATTTCTTTTCTGATTTATAAAATTAGACAATGGAAGGGTAGAAGCACTACCCTATCCTTTTACTCGATACCTAATGCTTCTTTCAGTTTGGCTGTTGATTCTTCATCCAGTTCTGCAACCTTAGCCAAAAGAGTTTCCTCTTTCATATTGCCGGAAGCCTGCGCACCGATAGACTTCAAAGCGTCAACCAAAGCCTTCTTCTCAAACTCCTTTTCAAAGAGGGAGATTTTCACCTCCTTCTTTTCTTCAGGGGGTTTCACTTCGGTATTTTTTGCCTCAATCCGTTCAGCAAGTCTGCGGCTTTCCATATCCAGCACACGGGCTTCCTCACCGACTTCAATCACTTCACCGGGAGTATAATACTTTCCGGTGAACTTGTCGCGGAAAACTGATATAACCTTTACTTTCATATCCTACCCCCCCCTTATGCTGATTGGATGGATGCAATTTCGCTCAAATCGAAATTGGTTATCAAATCTGGATTGGAAATCTGCGGAATCCACTCTGCCGTATATTCCATGTAGCGACCGTTTTTGTCACGGTAGTTAGAGATAAGCATCTGCCCCTCTGACGGGATATAAGTACGTCCTTGTACTGGGTCTGTCGCTTCATACGGGGTATGATGGCGCATATAACCAATGTTGTCAGATGGTAACAGAGCAATACGGTTATCCGCGTAAATCTGCACATTCTTTCCCGTCTGGTCTTTCACGTAATCCTCCTTGATTTCGATGCGAGGCAGACCGATGCCGGTGAACACTTCGGAAGCCAAAGAAGAGGAAACCAGTCCCGTACTCAACTTCATTTCGTTGCTGCCGAGAATCATCTTGTACTGCTCACCAAATTCGGATGAACCAAGAATAAGCTTGTTGAAAGATGCACGAGTCATAACCATCTTGGCATAAACGCCATAGTCCGGTGCCAAGGAATGAAGTTTCTCTCTCAAATAAGAGATGAACATATTCTTTCCGTCCACAACCACATCTCCACTTTTCGGCTTGATAAAATTGAACGGAAGGGTAATCTCCAGCAGTTTATTATTGGTCTGACCGGAAGTGATTGCAGCGTCTTTGTTGTAAACGGTGGCTTCACCAAGCATCAACAGCGCACCGACAATAATATCCATACGCTTGTGGGCAGCAAGGGTAATCTGACGGTAGTCGTCTGCCAGGAAGTTTACAATCTCTTCCATTGCAGCCTTTTGGTCGGCTGGCTTAGCTGCATTGAACTTGTCAATCAAATCCTGCAATTCGGAAAGACGGTCAATAGACATCTGATAAGCATCACCCAAATAGGCAATCTCACCATATCCGGAACCGATGTTCCGACGTTCACGGATGGGTTTCTCTCCAAAACGTGAATTGATGGAGCCGGCCATAACTCCGGTTACAGAACCGATATAATCCTTGAACACACGAGTAGTTACTCTGCGGAAAGTAAGATACTGCTGCCAATAGATTGTGTCCTTGCGTGTCTGGTTCACACGTCTGATGATAGCGGAAACAATGTTCGCATCATCGAATAATGTTTGAATCGTTAAAAACATATCCTACCTCCTTACTCGTTAAATTCAAACCATCCCTTCATGTTGGCTTTATCGTTCTCAGAGAACGGCATAACCAATTTTGAGGGTTCAATTTCTGCGGCTGTACGAAGCAATGAAACCAATGTGATTCCGTCCTCAACCTTTGTACGGTTAAACAGAGCCGAATTAGCCACATGCTTTTGCTTTAAACCATCAACTGCAACCGCATTGAATAATACGGCATCTTTGGCGATATTCTCACCAAAAGCAGCCTTGATTGTCAAGACATCATAATTTGCATTTGTCTTGTCGATAGCCGAAACTTCCGCGCCTTTCGTACCGCTTCCGAGAAACATGCCAACGTATGCAAGGGAGTTCTTTTCTACCTTGATAGATAACGCCGTGTCACCGGTTGCGTATGCTTCTACTACTCTCACATTGATTACCGTGTATGCGAACTTATTTTTCAAGTCCGCACAAATCGGTGTAAATCCGGGAAGAAAACTTCCCACTACCAGGTTCTGCGTGTCGAGTTTGAACGGGCCACGTCTACGAATACCGGTCTGGACATCGTAGCGTTCCTCTTGCTCAACGGGCGGAACTAAGTCATACTTAAATCCTGCTGACATAATTAATTCTTGTTTTGTTCAACAATAGTTTTCGTTCCCTCGTCAATCATCTTAGCGATAGATTCAGATTCTTTCTCAATCTTCTCTTCTGCCGTTTCGGGAGGGGTTACGCCCTTGAAGCCGTCATTTGCGAACTCCTGCTTCAAGTCCTTGAAATATGCGTCCAAGTCCTCATCGTCCTTGATGGCGCATCGTTTGGCGTAGTTTTCGGGAATACCATACTCCTTTGCCTTTGCCATAATCTGCTCCTGCCGGGTAGCTTGTAACTTCTCTGTCTCGAATTGAGCGAGCTTATCAGAAAGAGGTTTAACGGCTGCACTCACTGCGTTAGCAATAATAGCCGCCATGTCGTCCGTCTTATCTTCCAGCTTCGGATTAGGGTTAGGATTGGGATTAGGATTCTCAATTGACTTACCGTCTTTAAGGTTATGTTTCTTCTCGTAGTTGGAAACTGCGGTCTTGGAAGCATCCCCGGCACGGAAATCACCATAGGAATTTAGCACGTCCGAGAAGCTGATACCCTCAACAATGGAGTTTACCTTTGTCTCGTCCGTTACACCCTCTGCCTTCTTAGTGGCAATTCGGGTTAAGATAGCAGTGTCCACCCCAGTAAACTTCTGTTGCAGCCCTGCCAAGATTTGTTCTAAGATTGTCATACCGTATGAATTTGATTTATAAATTTCTACGGTAAATTTCGTTATTTATAAAGAAGGTGAGAAATAATCAGATAGGTGATACACGACAATGAAACGATTGTCGTAAAATGGTATAAAAAAGGCGTGATTGTTATCACGCCATGAGCTTTTATTCTTTATATTTCCAAATATAACCACCTGCATGAGTTAATTTATACCATTTTTTATACTTACTGTGTATATAACCACCTTTACAACATTTTCTTATAGAAGAAGAGGAAATACCCGTTTCTTTTTCTGCTTCACACGCAGATGTGTGAGTTTTAATAAAATTACCCAATAGGTCGAACTGATTAATTTGTTTACATCTTGCCGAATTATGCTCTAATAATTTATCTGAAATTCTTTGTTTTACAGTGCCATAGTTTAAGTTGTATTTATGTGTGCACCATTCAAGATTATCTACACAATTATTTTGACCATTTTCATCACGATGATTTATTATTGTATAACCATAAGGATTAGGAATAAAAGCAGATGCTACAAGTGTATGAATATATACTCTTTTGCATTTTGCCGACCGAAATAATCTCACATAAAAATACCCCTTATTCTTTATTGGTACTAATATTTTCTCATGTCTTGTTCTTGAGTTTGATAGGGATTTTACTCTGCCTAAGTTTGATACCTGATACATTCCTTCGTACCCTTCAATGTCTTTCCAAATTTCATCCATATTCTTTTTTGCTTTAAAGTTAATAAATAAAAGGCAGCCTTATTAGTCGTGCGGACTGCCTTTTGATAATCGTGTTAGATTCTATTAGGGATTAGGCTATATACACCATTTACGGCACTTTCACCAATCATTTTACTGATAGCGTCCATGCACTTGTAAATACCTTCATTGAAGGTGTTGCTTTCTTCAATGTATTCTCTACCGCTTTCTTGGGATATAATGTCGGTTTGCTCGTCAAAGACTACACTCGCCTCTCTCAACTTAATTAATGCGTTCATTAGGTCTAAATTAACTTTGATTTCATTTGCTGCCATATCGTTATATTTTATGTGTTAGTACTCTACATATCATCTCGTATACATGAGTTTTCTCAAATCTATTCAGTATTGATGTTTTTTCAGCCCCGAATGATAATTTACCGTTTCTGAACTGATATACGTTAATCCGTCCACCTACCGTGTTATGTTGGTAGATTTTCACCTCTTGATTTTCAGCTATTAGTGTCATAGTCATTTCTTTTATAGTTACCACTCTTTTACCTGTTCTTTCAACTCGTTATACTTACCATTAATAAGCAATTCAACTTCACGATGAAAGTTTATATCAGTCAAACGATACTCGACCAAAGCACGCTTATAAGTATCGCCTTTTTGATGTGAGTTGATAAGACGCATCATCTGCACACTATCAAGACCATACTTATTCTTACGATTGAGATTTACAGCTCTTCTCTTATCGCTTTCTCTTAATTCAATTGTTGCCATAACTTTTATATTTTAATGTTTATACTTCATTCATTTCTATCTTACTTGGATTTCAATCACCGCAATACTGACTACCCATATAACCTTTACTATTCGCATTGTAGCAGTCAGACCAAGTAAGTCTACCCTCAATCTGAGAAGTGTGTTCTACGGGCTTCTGATTAGCTACCATAGCTTTTATCTTAGCCTCACGTTCTTCTCTACACTTGATTGCATCTTTAGCCCAGTCCCAGGCGAGTTTCAAACATTCGCCAAAGGTTCTACCCATTCTTGAATTACTTCTAAAGAAGCTGTGAGCGTCTTTCATGATTTGAGATAAATTGTAGCGTTTCATAATTATATGTATGCTAATCGTTAAACATTTAGTTTTATTATTACGATACAAACATAACTATAAATATAACACAAACAAATATTACACAGTTAATAAAAGCTAATTCAATATACACATAGTATATTTTCATCCAAAGAATAACAACTAATACTATAATTTCATATATTTGCAAGGAATAAACTATAAGTATAATTATGAAGTTACGAATATTGGATATCTGCAAACAAGTAGGAATAACTCAAAAAGAGTTAGCAGAAAGAATAGGGTTATCAGCCGTGGGGTTATCTAAGGCAATCAATGGTAATCCAACCAAAGATACTTTGGAGAAAATTGCCAGTGCCTTAAATGTGAAAATAACCGAACTATTTGAGGAACCGACCAACATAAATGGCTACATCGAATTAGACGGAACCATCCACAAGGTTACGAGCAAGGAGGATATTAAGAAGTTAGCGGAAAATTTATAAACAAATAAATATAGGAGGTAATAATATGAATAGAGAAGAGCTACAAGGTATATTCAACTATCTAAATGAAAAGTATAATGAGTATTATTTCGCAAATAATAATCAAAAGAAAATTATTGAAAATCAAGTTAGAACATATGCACAAAACTTAGATAAAGAACTATACCTCACCTTAAATGAAGGTAGTGCAAGTGGATTATTTCGACATGGATTCGTTGAAACCGACCTTACACAATCTTTGAAAATTTTAAAAAGCATGATAGAAGGATAGAAATATGGCTACAATATATTATGATGGTAAAAATTTCCTATCAGGAAGATTAACCAAAGAAAATTTGAGTGGATTCAATCAAATATGCTGCAATCCACCACAAAAAATGAGTGCAAATATAATCGCTAATATGGTATTGCCTTTTCTGAAACAAAATGTTCCAGAAATACAAAATATTTATGTTACTGGAAGAACAGCAAGCCAAGTAGATACAAGCATGGTACAATTTAAAGTAACATTCAAAGAATCATAAAAGCCGGATTTCTCCGGCTTTATCATAGCGTGAAACCGAATGGAATCACGCCTAAATAAAGTATTGTAACTTATGCCGGTACAGCCATTAATTCACGCCCTACTGAACGTATTGTTTCTATAATATCTTCAAAACGTTTCTTAGACGGCTTCTTTGTTCCGCTTACATATTGAGCAAACAAACTCTGAGAAATACCTAAACGTCGTGCTATGGCAGCAGCATTCAATTCAGGATGAGCTATAAATAAATCATAAAGAGGATTAGATTTCCTTTCCCGAAAGAATCCCTCAAAACTCAAATCTTCATCAAGCTCTCTCCAATGTATTCCGTCATGGCTCGTTGTGAAATTTGCGCGCTGCGCAGGAGTAGCCCATTTCAGCCTTTGGAAATCTGAAAACTTCTCACATGCCTCCTTCCCGTCAGTGGTACGTATCCATACCTCCGTATCAGTCAACCATACCTTTTCAACTATGATATTTTCCATAACCACTTATTTTGATTTATTAAAAAATTTATTCCAATGCTCTGCTATTACTTCTTGATTTTCTTCTATAACTGATTCTACAAGTTTCAGTTCAGATGACTTCAAGCCATTATTTTTGATTAATGTAACTGGAAATAAAGTGAATTTAGCACTTACATCCCCTTTGATTACATGAACATGTATAGGCTCATGGTCATTAGCGTAAAACATAAAACGAAAACCAAATAAAATAAATATCGTTGGCATACCTTTCTCTATTGATTACCCTACAAATATAGGTAATTATTTAATTACCTACAACTATTCAAGCAAAAAATTAGCGGCAATTCTTTGATGTTGCCGCAAAATATTCTATTTTTCTTGTACTAAAATTATAATCCCTATAATTTTTCTGACTAAGAGGCATTTTTCTGTCCCTTATTTCCGATTTGCTCATTCTTTGCCGCTTGCTCCTCCTTGATTTCTGCAAGCTCCTCTTCTACCCTATCAGCATTCCCGGCAAACATGATACCTTCACGGGTTGACCAAATTCCACCACTGACAGCGGAGACAGCAGTAGTCACCTTATCGTTCAAATCATCAATCATATATGGAACCAGTTCTGTTTCTATGTCAATGGTCTGCGATGCCTTGCTAAACTCGGTTGGATTGATAGAGCCTAAAGCGGAAACAATGAAATTTACTCTCCGCTGTAAAAACTCACCGATAACCTCACCGTGATTTTCTACCGCCATGTGTGCACCCATAAACATGAAACGGAAAGCGGTGCCTGATGCTTTGCCAACACCTTTTAATGTTTCAAAGGATATTCTTGGAGTGTTTGACATATCATAAGCCATGTTAGTAAGTGTTTCAGCTTCAAATTTAACCGTATCAGGGACTTGGTTCCATGTCAGATACTGGGCATCCGCACCTTCGCCTGTGAGTTTTACCATTCTGTCCTTAACCTTACCCATGAAACCCTCCACGTCACCGATAAGTTTCAATAAAGGGAAGAAATGATAATCGATGCAATCTGCATAATTGGATAATAATTTCTCCAACCGAACCCGAAAAGTCTTTATCTTTTTGCAATAAGGTTCAGGACGGTAGGCATAGAGAACCGGTAATTTGGGGAATCCATGAGTAAAAGGCGTTCTTTCTTCATACCCTTTAGATAAATCCCACTGATAGACCATCTTATCAGTGATAGTCATAAAGCAAGTTATCTCCGAATCATCCATGAGCTTCTTCTTGTACTCACGTGAGAAAGCAATCATCTTACCTTCATCATTGAAGAACGGATAAAGCTTATCCCCACGGAACGGAGACCATAATACGCTTTTCAGCTTCTTGGTAGGTTTTACCTTGCCTCCGAAGGAAGTCTTTACTTTCTTCCAGAACTTCGCCCAGAACGAATCATCATCAGTGACATACCAATACTCGGCAACTTCCTGTTCGGATAACCAGGCACGGACAATCTTCTTGTTTTGATATTTGATTTTATTGGACTTGAATACAGCCTTTACCGCATCCAGCAGCTTCTTTTCATCATCATCAGTCGGCGTGCAATCCATAGACGGTTCTGTGCCGACCGTGAAAGCAGTCTGAATGTTCACTATATCTTGTTCCAATGGAATGGAGATACGGTTCACTGGTTCTGTTTTATACTTTGCTTCGATTTCATAAATCTTACCAGTTTTTTCATCGAAGTGCTTCTCTGCTTCCTTTTCAAGAACCTGTCTATCCGGATACTTCTTTTTATCAACCATGATTTCATGGCGTTCCGGATTCCAATCATCCCAAAGTTTACAACAGTCGGGAAGTTCAGTTTTTCTACCTTTCTTCAGGTAGTTTATCTTCTGCCCGATGTCAGGCAATGCTAATATTTCTTCTAAATTCAATGGCATAGTTTATATTTTTAATGCGTGAATATTCCTGTTAAATCTTTCGGCTTCTGAATCTTACCAAGAAGCTCACCAAGCACATAGTAACGAGCAGCATCTATTCCGTGATTGTCATGGTCTTCCGGTTCGTTGATATAGTTCCCGTCCTTATCCTTTGCCCAAACATACTTTCTGAACTCGCTTTGCAAGTTGTACGAGCGTTTGGTTATATAAATCTCCATATCTTTCATTTTGTCAATTCCGGCATTGATAGAGCCTGTACCTTTCTCTACGGCATATATCTTGATTCCTCCGTTGTGTATCTCTTGAATCAAACGTGGGTCTGCGCTGTCAGCAATGACTTTCAATCCCCACGGTCGAAGCATTTTGATAATGTCAGAAGAAAGCAATCCAGTACGGTAATCCACTTCATCCAGATATAGAGCATTATCCACAATTCCACAACGAATGGAAGCAGACGGGTCATGCGTATAACCGAAGTCTTGCCCGAAAGCAACTTTCTTTGCCCAAGCCGGGAACTCGTCAACAATTCCCCATTTCTTGAACACCGCACCTTCCGCAACGTCAGCCCATCGACCGATAACCACATGAGCATACTTCTCCGGATTGTTCACCTTCATATCCTCGACCTCTTTCAAGAACTCCGGAGAAAGATTTTCCAAATTATCAAAGTAGGTGGTGTGGATGTGGAGTACGTTCGGATGAGTGGAAATCTGAACTTGTACACCGTCAATCTCTACCAGCTTGTGAGTTTTCTCAATGTATTTCTTGTAGATGAAGTGATTGGAATCGCAAGGATTCATAATGATGATAATCCGGTTCTGAATCCCTTTCTTACGGATGGAGAGCATTATCTTGTCGAACTCATCTTCGCTTGTCCACTCTTCCGCTTCATCGCAGACGAAAGTCGTAATGCCTTGAATGGATTTCAGTTTTGCAGTCTGGTTCCCGGAAGAAGTCTTGATACCCCGGAACATGATACGGCTCTTAGTCATCTTATTGACTATATCCGTCTTTGTGGTCTTGAAATATTTCGTGGTACTGTCCAAATCTATCTTCTCCATCATTTCGGGGATGATAGACATACCGGCAGAAACCATTGTGTAACGGGTGTAAAGAATCTGATGAACAATCTTCTCTACGGGAGTCATTTCAAAAGTCAACCGCTCAATAAAGGTAGAAGCATTGAAAGACTTTCCGCTACCACGCCCACCGGTGATAAGAATTATAAATTTTTCCTTATCCTCATATAATGGATGGTAAATTTCTTGAGGTACTATCATTTCAGCTTGTCTTTAATCCAAGAATCAATGTTGATGCCGTGCTCTATGTCTGTTGGAATATCAGCATCTTCATCCTGCTTGCGTTCAACCTTTCTCCAATCCTCATCGTGGTGATACAGCCAAACGGACATTGCTTGCAAGTTTGGAGCCAACTCGCTTTCGCTGACTTGTAATTCATCCTCACCTGTCAAATTTCCCTCTGAATCACGGAGCTTTCTTACCACGGTGCTTTTGGTTTTTATGCCACCGAGAGCCATTGCAAGGAATTTAGCCCTTACAGTGGCATTGATTGTCGCGCGCCCACGCGCTAAGACTTCGGATATTTCGGTGTACTCACTTTTCTTTTCGCAGAAAGTTTGTGGTAAAATCCCTATGGCATAAGCAATTTCCTTGTCAGTGAACCCCTTTTTGGCATACGACTCTACGAGAGAAAGAAAGTCCTCGCTTGTGTAGTCAAACTTGGGCTTTCTTCCTCCTTTGCCTTTTCTGTTTTGAGATTCACTATTGCTCATATTACTTATTCACTCCAAGGATTTTCGTCTTCTTCCTCAACGTAAATCCGTTTTAGTCTATCAGATATTTCTTTCAATTCATGTTTCATCTGCTTTACATGAAATTCGGCAAGCATGGGAATTTCCATTGCACCTAATAGGTTATCTATCGTGTCGATAACTTCCGCAAATTCATCTGGTGCAATCATATATCAATCTATTCTTTCTACTTGTTCATCAAATACCTCTCCCTTTATAAACTTCATATCTGGTTCATACCCGAACCTTTCGCAGAAAGCGGCTTTAGCTTCATAGGTATCGAAGGATAACATCACATAGGCATCCATGTTCTCAGCTTGCTTCTGTGCGTTTTCTTTCACCTGCAGCTTGACCTCTTTCATGTGGGCAACCTTTTCGGCACGTTCCAACTGTTTGGCGGCCTTATCGGCTTCTTTCTGTTCGGAAACTGGGGTCATCATATCAGACAAAGCATCCGCAATAGCGTTTTCCTCTTCGGTCTGCAAAAGATAGTCGACACCAATCATGTTTAGGTCAGCATCAGTCAGACCAGCGTCTTTCCAGTCAATATTAGGAACAATACGGGCAAGAGCGTCAAAATCCCATGTCCCTTGTGCATTAGGGTTGTTCATTAGAATGTTTAACTCCTTTTCCTGCTGCTCGTCCACGTCTATGACATCGACACGAATGCGGTAGTCGTTATCGGGAAACTTTTGCAATTCGTCCATGACAGACAAACGCTGGTGCCCGCTGACTACGGTAAGACCTGTACGCTTGTTCACGACAATTCCACCGACTAAACCAAACTTCTTGATGCCACGTTTCAGTGTCTTACGTGATTCATCGGAAAGTTTCCGGGGGTTATAATCAGCAAAGTGAATGGCAGAGCGGTTAAGTTCCACCGATTCACTCTTGATATATTTACTTAGTTCCATACCTATTGCTTTTGTTTATGTTTCCAAAGCACTCTTTCAGCCATCGGAAAAACTTTGTAAATTCTCTGTAAGTCCTGCGGGTAATTCTTCTCCATCCAAAGCATACAATCAAGATTGAAACCTACTCCCGAACTGGCTTTCAATGAATACCGAACTGGTTCGGGTAAATTATGCTGCCTCATATAAGCAAGAATATCCTTTTGTGTCCAATCAGCTAAAGGATAAACCATACCGTTATTCTCGTAACCGTTTACCTCATACCCTTTCAGCATAAGCCTACGATTCATGCCATCGGCTTTCTTCATCCCCAAGAACGTGTAATAAACTCCATGAGCAAGTTGCATAGCTTTTACCACATCAGCAAGTTTCAGCAGCTTCACCTTTGGAT